TTGGCTTTGAGTTGGGCATTCTCGGCCTCAAAAGAAATTGTCGCGCGTCCCTCAGCCACCGATCAGCTCCAGATGTTGCCAGACACGGGCTTGGCGATTGCACCCTTGGTCCATGTCCCGCTAACGTTGGCATAAGAGGACCAGCCGAAGGTGAACTCAACCGACGGCGGATCGCCAGTTTCAATTGGTGCGAGCGGCTTCTTGCTGATCACCGTGGCGTAGGTGAAGCCGAAGTAGTTGGTGCCATCGACGTAGCACTTCACGATGCCGATGGTTCCGGGCACCATCAGCGTTCCCGCCGCCACGAACTTGGTAATGTCGGCCTCGTAGAAGGACGCCGTGATCGTCGCGGAGAAGTCGCCTGCCAACTTGGAACGCCAGCCACTTGCCTCCGGCGTGTACGGCTTGGCTTCGCAGTTGACCTTGATATTCCACGAGCGGCAGACGGGCACTGTGGCATCAGACTGGCCCAAGGGCTGCCAGTTGAACTTTCCGCCAGAGGGCACATACAGCGCCGGATCAGTGCTGTCGCTCAGCGTGGTCGTCGCCGGATATGTGAGTGCCCCGGACCCTTCGAACTCAGTATTGCACACCAGCGGCGTGAGGTTTTCCAGATCCGCGGTCATGTCGATGCTGGTGACAAGGATGGTGCCAGACGCGCGACCGCCGCCGGTGTAGCCGATGAACGCGCCGGACGATCCGGGGTCGATGGGGTTGATCCGCGCGTAGGAACGGAACGACCCCTTCCAGTCGCGCACACCCGCCGACGTGATCTTTCCGCCAGCGGTGTTCGATGCCGAGGCTTGCGTCGTCGCGACACTGTCCTCGATGGTCCATTCGGAGGTCGATGAGACAGCCGAGCCACCGAAAGAGATTGCACCCGTTTTGCCTGAAATAACGCCCATAGATCACCTCACGCGGTTACATCCGCGATGTTCAATTTCACGTGGACCTTCACATCCAGCGCGGCCATCCAACCTTCCTCGTAATTTGGGGTCACGCCCAATTCCTGCTGCGCGCTGTCAACTTCGAGCTTCATAAACTCCGCGACGTTGTTGAGTGCCGTTGCGGGGTCAACCGTTTGCAATCGCAGGAAGGCGATGAACGCGAACCACTGCGCGTCGCCATACCACAACGTGGTCCGCTTGTCTGCGGTGGAAATCTCGAGCGCGTAGCTCAATTCGAGTGCGTAGGTGTTGGACCCGCGATTGACCCGCTTCCAGCCGTTGGGGTACAGGCGCACCGATGGGGTATCCGCGCTCAGGTTGTACGCTTTGTCTGGGTCCGGCACGCTGTTGACACAGTGCTTGATGCGGTTGCCAGCGGGGACCACCGCGGCAAAGTCTGTGTCGTCCTCCAACGCCTTCCACAGTGCCCGCTCGACTCGCTTATAGAGAATGTCCGCAGATGGGGTGGTCACTTGGTCCCCTTCCTCGCGCCGATTCGCGCGATGACAGAGGTGACAGCCCGCTTCGCATCAGACACAAAGCCATCGACCGTCTGGCGGTCTGGATCGGCGAGGATGCGGCGCTGAGGCAGGTGTCCACTCCCCGCGTCGTGATACGCGGCGAGTTTGGCAAGAGACGGACCACGGCGGCCAGGGTGCTTGGTGTTCGCAAACCCGTAGCGGATGCCAGCGCGGAACCGGCGGAGGTAGTTGCCAGCCGATCCGATGGTCAGTGCCGCGAACAGTGCCCCGGTGTCGCGAAGAATCGAGACACCCGCCATCGTGCCGAGACTGTCGGCCTTCTTGCGGAGTTTGCTGGCCTGAGCGGCGTTCTTGGCCTTGCCAGCCCGTGCGTTCAACTTGGCGCGTTCCTGGCGCCGTGTGCCGCCCTTGGCTGCCCTGCGGCTGAGAATGGTGCTTTTCGAGAGAGGCGCCCAAGTGCCATCGTTCTTGCTGGCACGGTCGAAGCGGCGGCGCACATACGCCTCGTACCGCTTGCCCCACTGCTTGAACATGGTGTCGAACTCGCCGCCAGCGGTGCCGTCCATCGAATTGGCCACCTCAGCCGAGATGCCTTTGGGCACCTTGACAGCGTCGGCGACGTTGATCTTCACCTTGACGTTCATGCGATCACCACCGGAGCGGTTGGCGCATCGCCGCGCACACGTTCACAATCGAGGCCACGGGCACCCGACGCATACGCCTGAATCTCGTCGTTGACCTGTGTTTCAAGGTCGCGCATCCGGCTCGCGTTGTCCGCGTTGCGGTCCCATGCCCGACTCTGGTAGAGCCACAGACCGGCGAGGATCGTCACCCAGCGGATCAGCACCTTGGGCGTGTTGCTCATCGGCACCAGGGGGATCACATACCGGCCAGTGCGGAATCGGTCGTTGATCGAGTCCTCGGCATACGCGATGGCTGCGGTGACGCGCGCGGTGTCTGTTGTCGGTGGGGCTATCGACGTGTCGAGCTGCGACCACGCCGCGATATTCGCGGTCCCGAACTGCGCCTCCAAATCGGATTGACTCGCATATCGGCCCATCGATGCTCCAAAAAGAACACCCCGCCGGGTGTGTGTCGGCGGGGTGCAAAGTCACACGGCTTGCCGCCGACGTTGCGTTTGTTAGAACACCACGTCTGCGAGGTAGACCGCAGCGGGATCACGCAGTACGGGGAGGAAGGTGTCGAAGAAATACTGCTTGAGCGACACAGGGTCGTGATCGAGCTTGGCATAGCTACCCATGCCGTAGACGGTTTCCATCGAGGCCAGTGCTTCCTGAGCATCGGACGCGGTGTTGATGTCGCCGGGGACGAGGTAGGAACCTTCCTGCATCTCGTACCACGACTGATCCACTTCGGGGGTGAAGACGATGAAGTCGGATGGGAACCACTCGCGGACAACGTTTTCGGAATCGACGAAGAACGCCACATCCAGCGGAATCCACTCGATACCTTCGATGCCGAATCCGGCGGGAATCTTGTTTTGACGCAAGGAAGCGGACATTGCAGAATCAGAGGTCATCATCGCCTTGATATCTGTGTTGCCGCGAAGGTACTTGGGGATGTCAGAGCCGTAGTAGGCGCGGCGGATCTGGCGGCCAGAGTTCTGGACAGCGGCCTTCTTGATGTTGCTGAGGTTGCCGAGGATGTCTGTGCCAGCGGTTGCCCACGATGCACTGATTGCGCTGTTGCACTGATTCTTGTTGTTGGTGGGAACCTGCATATCAACTGTCATGGCCGCGCCAGACGAGGACGGGAGAAGGTTGCCGTTGGCATCGATGTAGAGCGCGCCGTATCGGAAGATCGAGTTGAGTGCCGAGATGCGAAGATTCTCACCACGGCGGCGGGCCTCGACAGTCTGCATGTCGATGTACTGCTGTGCCTTACGCTGCTGGTTGGCATCGTCCATGTTCCGCAGCGCGGTGAGCGTCGAGGTCTTGTGGACCATGTTATAAAACGAGTGGATGCACTTGCCTGAGCGGCCCGACACCACTTCAGGATTCACACGCCGAGAGGCCGAGCCATATGCAACGGTCGGAGCATTCTGGCGAGTGGCATTGACCACGATCATGTCGGCGGTGTCGCCGTCGATCTCTTTGGTCGTGGTGAAGAAGCGTTCGTCCCACACACTGGGCACGCCGCCCAATGGCGACTGCATGATGCCGGTGAGCGTCTTGTAACCAAGGATCTGTTCGAGTGTCTTTGCCATTGCGGGTTCTCACTTGTGCGAAACGGACTATGCCGGTGGGGTGCGGGATGACTCCTAATCCAGCGGATTAGAAGAGGTGGTCGAACACAAACTTCGCGCCGGGGGTGCTGTTCAACTGAGCGACCAGCCACGAACGCAGGCCGGTGTCTGATGGCCAGTTGACGATCTGCGAACTCTGAACGCAGCCCGTGACAGGCACCAGCGGCAGAGTGGTGTCGGCGCTGATGCCGTCCTCGTCGGTGACCTTGATGCCGAAGCCGTCAGGGATGAACGTCAGTGGGGTTTCCGAGCCATCCACGGGCTGGATGAATGAGCCAGCCACGAAAGCACCATCGACGGCGGCGGTGACGGTGTACGAGACGGACCAAGTTGAGGAAGTACCGAGCAGAGCAGCCGTGGCGGGGACGAAAGTCTTACCCGCATAGCCCGTGCCCGAGTAGGTCAGGGCCATGCCGAGGTCGGGATCGGTGGCAGAGATGGCAGACGCGACGATCGCACCAGCAACGCCGGTGGCCGTGTCGAGTGCGGCGTTCGCATTGGCGATAAACGTGGCGTCGGTCGCGTTCCACGCGATGTTGCCGGTGGTCACGAAAGTGCCGTCGGCTTTCTGAACGCGGAACTGGACGTTGCCGCCAGTGGCAGCCGGTGCCCAGCGAACGTGGTCAACCTGGTTCGTGCCGGGAGCGGTGATGGTCAGGTCGCCGGTGCTGGTGTTGATGCCAGACACGGTCAGCGTCAGCGTGCGGGCCGTGCCGCTGGCCGTAGCTGGGCCGGTGATCTTCACCGAACCAGAGCTGGCACCAAGGCGGCGAACGATCTCAGTGGCCGTAGCCGCCGACACGTTGACCGTGGTTGCGGTGGAAACAATCGCGCCGGTCGTCACGCCGTAGATGCTGGTGGCAAACTTGTTGCTGGCCGTGATCTTGCCAAGCACCAGACCAGCGCGGAGAATGTCCACGCTGCCCGTGTTCAGCGGGTCGCGGGCCTTGCTGCCGTCAATCACGCGGCTCGACGGAAGGTAGCCAACAGCGCCCTCGTCGCCAAGGAACACGCGGCGATGAGTCGCGGTCTTGAGTGCAGACAGGCCGGGAATGTTCGGAGCTTGGAAAGTTGTCATGGTCTTACCTCAACTGGTCGTTGTGCGTGAGTGCTGTTTGATGGGTGCGATTACTTGCGCTTCTTGCCGAACGCGCGGGCAACGCGATCCTCGAAATCGGGGTCGATGTCGTCGGCCTTGCCCTTGCCGGGGACGTTGCGGGACAGGTCGGTGCGGCCACCCTTGCCAGCGGCATCGGACTTGACGGGCATGTCCTCAAGCGCGTCGAGAACCATGTCAGCGATGGCGGCGGGGAAGCCAGCGGCGGTCGCGGCCTTGCGGCTCAGGCAGATGGTGTGCGGATTTGAAGCCGAACCGACCAAAGCCGATTCCAGCTTGTTGCGAACGGCGGGAGTGATCTTGCCGTCCTTGGCAAGAGACTCCGCGCGGCTCTTGACGTGGCGGATGCCAACGTCGATGACATCGGGATCGACTTCCACCGGCTTGCCAGCGGAGAGCTTGAGGGCCTTGACCTGTTCCTGTGCCGCGGCGAGTTCCTTCTTGGCGGCATCGGCCTCGGCCTTGCTCGCATCGACGACCTCGGGCTTGGCCATCGCGCCAACCTTCTCCATGATCGCAGCCAGCAAAGCGGCCTCATCCATTCCTTCGGTCGCAAGGCCAAGTTTCTCCGCGATCTTCAAGAGGGATTCCATCTTCATGCTCCTTGCGAGTCCAAGTTGCTTGGCCCGCGAAAGTTCGATCGCTACAAACTCGCCTAGTCCCGGCATCGCCGGATCAGCGACGAGCGCAACGTGTTCAATGACATCGATGTAATCGGTGCCGTACGCATCTGCCAAGCGATCGCGGATCGATATCGAGCAGTCCACACGCGCGACCATCTTGATCGCGTCCTCGCCGATGACCTCGATGGTGCCGATGAGCGAATCGCCTTCGACGCGCATCGACTTCACCCAGCCGCGATTTGCCGCAGGATTCCGGGTGTGATCGACGGGCACGGGCACAGGCACGCCCGCCTTTGCCATCTTGTCAAATGACTCAGCCCAATGGCTCAGGCGCTTGGCATCGACTGGGATCGACTCGCCGGTGCCGGGGTGATACCAGTCACCAGCGCGGATCAGCACCTTTTCAAACATCTGCACCGGCTGACCAGCCGCGTTTGTCGAACGACCACCCACAGGCCGGGCCGGTTCATTCATCACTGTCGCCGACATGTACACGCATTTTGGCACGGGCGAATCGTGCCGAAACTACTTCGCCTGTCGATCAATCGCGGATCGTTTTCAGCATCACCGAGGCAGTGACCCGCGCCGCTTTCAGCACCAGGTTCCAATCGTGCAAGTCTTGGGCGAGTCCTCGCCGCTCATCCTGTGGCATCTTCGCGCTCGACTCAATCTCATTGGCAAGATTGACACCCATCTCCGTCCACTTGACCTCTTCCGTCAGCGAGTCAATCTGTGCGAAGGTGTGATACCGCCAGCCGTTGCGGAAGTGTCGCGCGAGGCGCGTGGTTCGCTCGGCCATCATCGGCGACGGCTTTCCTTCCAGAGACTTGGCGACGACAGCGATCTGCCTGCCCAGCACGCTGAGTCCGAACATGATGCGCACGACTCTGTTTCGCGTGAGTGGCAAGCGGCGATTTTAGCGGCGCAAGATGCCGACGTTCACATCGAACCCCTCATCAGGTCCGGGAATAACCAGCACCCCATCGACTTCCTCTGGCTCGGGCGGCTCGATCACGCGGGCGATTCGTTCATCGCGGAATATCTCGATGGTCTGGCAGCGGCAGTTGCTGGTGACAATGCCATTTGAAAGCAGCCAACCGGTGGTGCTTTGAAGGTCATACACCGGGCCATTGTAAAGGTACTTGCGCACTGACTTCACTGTTACAGGTTCGATGCGATGGCCAGATTCTGTAGGCAATTCGTGCCACATTTGGTCATAGGTGTCTTTGTTCCACTTGGCCAGATCGTTCGCGCAAGTTTTGATAAAGCCCATTCCGGCAATGTCCATAATCCCATCAAGTCCGATGATTTCGGCTTCACCGTGCATGCGCACGCCATCGCCGTAGAAGTTGCCGCTGCCGATCGCGGACAATGTTTTCCGCTTCGACATTTGTCGGGCGTGTTCTACAACCCGCTCAATCTTCATCCCGATCGCGCTTCCGTTGTTTGCGAGAACTCTGTCGTTTGGAGCTACATCTCCGGCTGAAGTCCATGCGCCACTCACAAGAATGGGATGCTTCTCTGTGACGCTCACGATCTTTCCGTCGGAAGTCTCAATATCAACCGCCACGCCTCGATAATTAGCCACCACGCCAGCCACAAACTCTCCCGCCACGACCGTTCCGGGCAGGAAGCAGTTGAACCCATTTGGCGGCCACAGCCGTTCCCATCGCGGGTCGTTCTTTTCCAACCGCATTCCCTCCAGCGCGGCGTGACTCGGCCTCACCCGATCATCGCCGACGGTGACATACTCGTAGCCCCAGAGGATAGACTGAATCTCGGGTGCTTCATTGGCCTGCCAGCGTGCCGCCTGATACGTCGATTGGAACTCGGTGCGGTAGACCGTCTCGACCAGTGCGGGTCGATCCAGCGACAGGCCCGCGCTATCCAGTGCGGCCCGCAACTCGGCCACGCCGCTCGAAGTGGAAACGCCCTGCACCGCCAGCACCCGCGCCTGTTTGGTGATCAGCCGGATCGCGGCATCGACCGCCTCATCAGCCGCCTGCCGCGCCGCGTCGGAATACCTCGACGACAGCGAGTCAAGGCCTGACCCGCTCCAGTCCAGTTGGCCCGCGAGCTTCGCGGCAAAGTCATCGACAGCCGATGCCAGTGCCACGCCGCGCACGCGCTTGACCGCAATCGCCGCCCGCAGCGTCCCTTGCAAGTGGCTCGCCACCATGCCGGTATTCACGACCGCCGCCAGTTTGGGCCGCAGCGCTGCCAGTGGCGCAGTCAGGTCGCCACCGTTCCGCCATTCGCGGATGATCGCACCCCGCGCCTTGGCGATGATCGACCGCGACGAGGCGATGCCAGCGGCGACAAGCCGGTCCTGCTCGCCAGCCATGCGGTCGGCTCGCCTCTGTTGTGCGTCGGTGACGGCCATCAGTCCTCCCGGTCGCCCATCGCCTTACGCAGGAACCGAGCCAGTTTTTTGCCGGTGTCCTTTGTCGCAGGCAAGGCCGGTTCGTTCGCATCGACCACTTGTTGAACCTTGGGCACACCGGCCTGATCCATCATCGCGTCAAGGTCGGCCACCGCCTCAAACAGGTCGATGTTCGCGGGATTCGTGAGGATCGTTTTCACCATCTCGCGAATGAACGCCTTGCCTTCGCTGACGATGGGCGACACCTTGATGCGGACCGAGTCCTTGGCCGCGTTGCCGTAATTCTGGATCAGCAGCGGGTTCACCACCTGGTGGTTCACCTGCTCGGCGATCCACTCCGCGTCCTCCTGCGCCACCGACAGGGCAACGTCCGCGTGCTGCTCGGCCTCGGCCAGCGTGCCGCGGGAACCCTCGATCGCCGTGCGCTCAGGCACAAGCCAGCCACGCATCTGCAACGACTCGAAGTGCTGCAAGAGCGACAGGAACTCGGCACCGTGCCCAGAACCAGTCTCGACGAATGAAATCTTCCACGAGGCCAACTGCTCAGGGTCGCCGCCGTTTCGGATCAGATCCTCGGCCCACTGCGGGAACGTGTTGGGCATGGCGATGCCCTTGCCCGAGGTCATCATTTCGAGAATCTTCACCGCAATCTCGAAGTTTGATTTCACCTGCCCGTTCGCGTCCCTGGCCTCACCCTCTGGATACGTCACCATCGGGATGATGCCAGCGGTCTTGTCCACGTAGTTGCCGATTCGGCCGACAAGGGTCTGGCCCGGCTTCCACGCGAACTCGCGGATGTTCTCCATGCGCGACCGGCCGTAGAGGCCATCGGCTTCCGCGTCGTAGGTGAACAGGCACACTTGGTCCGGCTCGAACGATTGGCCGCCCTTGACCTTGATCCCCGCAAAGTCGCGGGTGTTCTCGTAGACCTGGATCGTCACATCCTCGGGCAACTTTGGCGACAGGCGTCCCACCACGGAACGCCCGGCGTTGTCGATCGACCAGTCAATGATGACAGTCTGGAACCCGTAATCCAGCGAGCGCAGGCCCTCGTTCAAGAGCTTGCGCTTGTGCCGCTCCAGCTCTTCGCGGATGAACGCAATGCGATCATCGGGAACGCCGTCCTTGCCCTCGTAGGTCCAGTCTGCCGCTTTGATCGCGGACATGGCCACAGCGCGGGCGATGGCCACAGTCGGGCTTGCACGCATCTTGCGGTAGGTGTCGAAGGTTCCCGCCGGGGCGCGAGTGTCGCCGCGGATCGGACCACGCGAGCCAATCTGAGCCGTGGTCGCCCCACCGCCGCCAGTCGATGGCGAAGCCGTTGACGCGCCGCCGCTGCCGACAGAACCGCCAGATGATCCCGATTCGATGGCCATACGTCACCTCACACTGAAACGCGCCTCGGTCGGTCGCTTGAACCGCCCTGCGGACCTTTGGTAGCAGACACGATAAGAACAGGCGTCAGACATATGGCCGCGCATCGGATCGGATTTATCAACCGACCCATCGGCCTCCATGCGAAGGTTCTCAAAGTCCGCGATCAGCACTTGGCAACGGGGGTGGATGCGGTAATGGGTCTGGCCCGCCACATCTTCAAGCGCGTCGTTCATCGCCGCGATGCGATCGACCACCGGCGGGTTTGCCTTGGGTGTGCGAATCCGGCCCTTGATCCCGCTCCGCTGCATCCACTCGCTGATGATGGCATATTGCGACCGGCCAGTCTGAGCATTGGCCGAATTGCCCGTCGCGTCGCCGTAGACATGCACCTCCGGCCACGGGTGCATGTTCACGAACTGCTCGACCCGGCGAAGCGACGCGATCAGGTCCAGACGCGGGGCGTAGATTTCATCGACCGTTGTAAATTGGTCTGTGGTCGGGTTGTAGTGCCCCAGCTCGATGTGCATGCCGGGGTTGATGTTGAAGTCGAATGAGATTTGCAAGGGCAGGTTTGGCTGCCAGCCGACTGAGGCATCGACGTGATGCTGCTTGAACCGGGAGAACACCGCGCCGGATGCCAGCCGTCTCGGGCTTTGCTGGTACATCGCCTGCCACATTGAGTCGCCGCCGATTTCGGACCTGCGGATCTGTTCGAGCGCGTCCGCGTCATACCGCTCAGGGCACAACGGCTCACCCGGCGCGCGGCCCATCGGGTCGTTCATCCCAGCCACGGCAGGCAGGCAGATGTGAGTCCACTTGTCGGGTTCCTCTCGCAGCAGCACGCCGGACAGGTCGTCAGGGTGCATCCGCTGGTGGAGGATCACAATCGACGCGCCCGGCTCGGCTCGGCTCGTGAAGCTGGCAATAAACCAGTTCATCAGACTGCGGCGGTAGGCGGCTGAATACGCCTCAGCCCATGCCGGATACGGATCGTCCAGCAGCAGCACATTCCCGCCGAAGCCCATGATGCCCTTGCCCACGCCGGCACAGAGCATGCCGCCGCCCTCGGGCGTGTTCCAGCGGTTCGCTGCCTTCGAGTCGTCGCGAAGTTTGACGGTGAAGTACGGGTTCCACCCCACCTCGTTGCGGACCCATCGTCCATGCTCATCAGCCAGCGGCGCTGAGTGGGTACACGCAATCACGCGGCCCGTCGGCCAGTTCTCCAGATACCACGCTGGCAACCATCGGCACAACAGTTGAGACTTCCCGTGCCGCGGCGGAATGTTCACGATCATCCGCGCCCCGCCCTGCCTGATCTTCTCGGCCAGCAGCTTGGACAGGTGAGCAAGGTACGGGTACGGCCGCCACTTGCCTTGAGATGCCATCTCTGCCAGCGTGTGGGGGTAGTACGCCGATGCCACGCGCACGGTCTGTTCCGGTGTCAGGTTGATACCGGCGCGCCTCACTCAGTTCTCCATGATGGTCACTTCGACGCGGGGGTTCTTGTCGTACCCGTGCGACACCACGGGCAGGGTGGTGAACACGTTGTCATCAGGGACAATGCCCACAGTGGCAAAGGCATCGCGTGCGTACTTCATGGCCGCGATCAGGTTGTCGTCGTCCCACGGCTTGGCCGGATAGAACGCCTCGTACTTGATCGTCGCGGATGCGTAGGGCAGGCCTTTGGCGTGGGCGATCGCCTCTCGGGCGCGAACGATGCTCGACCACTTGTGGATCTTCTTTTGCTTGGCGAGAACCCGCCAGTGGCACCGGGCATTCGGCGACAGTTCATGCGGCGGCATCGCCACCGTGATCTTCAGCGCGCCTTTGGGGGCGACGATCATGGGCGGCTCCAGTCGATGCGGACGACGCGGGGTTCAGTGCCGCGAATCTGACCTCGCGCTGTTTCCAAGTCTTTGCACAGATTGACAGCACCGTTGGGCCAAATGATCGCCCACTCCGGCGGTTTGATGGTTTCGACCGCTGGCTCGGGCTTCACTTCCTTGACCGTCAGCCCGCACCCTTGGCAGTAGCGGGTGAAGGTGGAGAGGTCGATGGGGGTTTCAGTGAATATTGTCCCCAAACTCTCCCACTCACCAACATGGTTCAGCCGAACATACCTCCACAAGCGGCCTCGCCACTGGCTTACATGTCCATTTATCACCGTAAACCGATCCCCATCCATCACGTCAACTTCGAGATTCATCGCCCACCTCCCATTCTTCCCAACCGCGTCTCGCGCTCGCACATTTCCTCGTACAGCCGCCGAATCAGGTCCATGACGTTGCTTGCGTCCTTGAGTGCGTCCATGTCCCACTCGCCATTACGCCGGGCCTGAAGGTACAGGTGGGTCCACGCTGGCATGAACGGCAACCGATACTCGGCACGGAACTCGGTCCCACCCTCCGGCTTGGAAATCCGAAACGACACTTGCGGCGTGTGCTGTTCGTACCGCTCCCACAGATCAAGCTCGGACGGTGGGAAGTAGAGCCAGTTGTTCAATTGGCACCCCCTGCTTCCATCGCCTCGCGCTTGCCCTCTTTGCGGGCAAGACGCATGGCGTAGATGAACACGGCGGCGGAAATGCAGTTTAGAAGAAATGACCACAACAGCCACCGCCAATCGAACGCGCCGCTTTCGTTGAACAATGGAATCCTCCATGAGACGCCGACGAGCGTAACAATGATGAGCCAGAGGATGTGATTCACTTCCCACCCCCGATCAGGTAGACGAGGCCGATGACAGCAATCCCGAGGTGTGAGATGGATGCAATCGCCTCTAACCAAAGAGTCGAAGACTTCAAGGCCATTTTTTTCGATTGCCAGAACATGGCCACCCACAACACGCCAAACACAAGCACCGTACACACCATCACCCACTGCAACCAGATAGGCATCACTTGGCACCTCTCACTAGGTGAAACATCGCGCTGATGGCGACCAGCGTGACAAGGCCACACAACACCGCAAGGGGCGGCCCGAACGGCCAGCACCAATCCCGCTTCTCACGCGCCTCGTGGAAGTAGATCGACACAAACGCCCCGCCCAGAACCACGCATTGAATCGCCAATAGCCATTGAACCCAGATAGGCATACGCCCTCCTTTACTTCTTTTTCCACCATTGCCAAGACTTCTTCACTCGGCATGGTGGCTTCAACAACTCGGTGTCTATGGGCCACTCGTGATCCATTCGCATTTCCGAGAACTTGCTTATAAGTGCGGCGTTCTCCGCAGCTAATTTTCTGATTTGCAAGTCCTTGCACGCAGTAAGCGCGTCGAACTCCGCCTGCGACAAAGCGGGAAGCCCGATCGTCTTCCTTGCGATGTTTGCCGCCTCTAGTTCTGTGACTGCACCGCAATACACCATGCGGTCAAGAGTTCCCATTTCTTCGTTCGAGATCATTCAACCCTCCTACTTCCCCAGCTTCCCACTCAGCGAATCAGCCAGCCGCGCCACGTCCTGCGACAACGCCTTGTCCGCGTTGACACGCTGCTGCGCTTCCTTCACGCCTGACTCCGGCGACGCTGCCGAAGTATCGATCTTGTCTTTGCCGCCCCAGCGTTTGGCCGACTTGCGTTCCAGCAGCCACGCCAGCGAACGCCAGTCCTTCTCGCCTGATGAGCGGATCGTTTCAACCGCCTGACATTCCCACTTGGCACGTGCCGCCTCGATCCGGCGGCGGAACTCGACGAACACCTTGTGATCAGGGTTCGGAGTCTTGCCCGCCGCCTCGGCCTCGCAATAGGCGGCCCCAAGCTCCAGCCAGTGAAAGTACGTTGACTTGCTGATCCCCGCAGCGCGGCACCCCACGGACACGTAGTTGCCCTGCTCAACGAACTTGACGAGCGTGTCAGCGATCGACTTATCGAACACGTGCCGAGCCATCATCCACCCCCTTCGACGGTTGCCGGCGCCGACACCAAGACCTGCAGCGCGTGGGCTTGGTTCAACAGGTTGCCAAGCTCGGCGTGCGCCATCCCAGTCAACTGGCCAAACTGGGCCTCTGCCTTAGCCCGGTCGTCCTTCACCTGGCCGTTCTGGATGGTCGCCACCGATGGGCGTTCGGCCACCGCGCGAAGCACCTCGGCCTGTGCGACCATCTCGCGAGCGTTCCGGGCCGAGCGTTCGATCAGTGACAAGTGCTGGAACAGTGCCGATAAATCAGTCATGGCGTAACCCTTTCGCGCGAAGTCCGAGTTTGGTCTAGAGCTGGCTTTGAATGTGCCCCACCCCTTTTCCAAGGCCAGCGAAACAGCCGGACCGATGCGTAGATCCGCAACACGGCTTCCGGCTTGAGCTGCACCGGCGTAGGCAGGAACGCCCTGATGAGAATGGCGACCGACGCGGGGTGAGTCGCGTAGAAATCGATGTATTGGTCTGTGTGGATGACGCGCCGGGTGCTGGTCTTGGACCTGCCCGTGACCCGCGCCAGTTTTGCCGATGTTGGCCGGTGCCCGTCACTGAGCGGGCCGCTCGCCATCCAGGTGAGCAGGTCGCGCCGCGCTACGTCGATCTGATTCGTGGTGTGCCCGATCTTCTCGCCGGGCGTGACACCGAGTACGGGCGCGACAATCTCAACGCGCTCGCGAAGGGACATTGACCTGAATTTTGAGACTAGGACGTTCCTGTCCGTCTCGCGGCACTCCATGCCTCACCGCTTTTCCTCAAGGCGGATGATCTTACTGCCGCCCGCCGCGGTGAATCAAGTTTCTCAGGCGCGACGGTCGGTTGGGGCATTTGCGAGACTGTGAACGAGGCGTTCGTCTTGTTGCCGGATCGCCTCGCGGACCGCCAGCAGGTTGACCAGGGACGGTTGCGGCTGCATCTTCACCTTCGGCGTCCTCGGCCACGCCAGCCAAAGCATTGCGATGATGACGATGATGATGAGGGTGGTGGTCATGCCCGCTTCCTCCGATGCTCCTCGCACCTTTGCTTTGCGGTTTCGATGGTGCCGTCGTAGGGGCCGGGGACATCGCTCCACTCCTCGGTTTCCCAGTCTAGAACGCGCGCGTTCAATCTATCCGCCATGTAGAGGTGGCTGAGTTCTGGCGTGTCTGCGAACCACAGATAATCGCCTGCAACCGCCCTCCACTCCAACGGCTTCATTTCGGTGGTCATTGGTCAAACTCCATTTCATCCTCTGGCGGCGGTCCGGGCAGCGTGCGGCGTTTGTCGTCCTGTGAAGGCGTGCCGACGTATTCCTCTGGCCGGTGGTCCCTCTCATCCTGTGCGTTTGTGTTCTGGTGACGCTGACACTCCATACACACCATCGACCGGCTGGACGTGTCGCGCACCCCGCACCCAATACAGACGTGCAACTCAGCCATCGTTACCACTCCAATCTACGCTGTCGTCTGGTTCGCAGTACCCAAGGTACACCCCGCATGTGTAGCACCACAGGCAAGGGTCTTGTTCGAGATCGCCGGGCAGCGATTCCAAACCCCGCTCGTCCAGCCATGCCGCAATCTCGGCGGCACGGATGCGTATCGCACCGTTGTACGCCGTTTCCATGATCGCGTCTTTGGCCTGAATCTCGAGCGCAACCGGATCGGTGCGTATGTGTTCTGGCATCTTCCGCCAGCGAAGGCGGCGATTGACCAGCAACGTCGCGCCCCAGACAAGGGACTCAACGGGCCGGTCAAGATATGCGTCTGCGGAAATGTCACTGGGCTTGTCAGTCATGTGGCCTCCTTCTCAAGGTCTGCGAGGGCTTTGTCGATCGCCGCTTGGTCCTTGGCCTTCACCGCCTCAGCCAACGCGATGAGGGTTTCCAATTTCTTACCCGCGTACTCGTCACGATTCAGGTAGTCGCGGGTACATGCGTCTCCGTCATATGTCGCCATCTGCAAGTCTGTCAACCTCTCCAGCACGGTCATGGGTGCCTCGCTTTCAGCATCGCGTCGGCGAATGCGTATGCGTCTTGGGCTATTT